TCAGCACCTTTCTCGATATCTTCGACCAGTTGAGGCGCTAGAAGCCCCTCGTAATTAGTTGTCTTACGTGGATACCTAGCAGGCCATACAAAGGGCTTGTATGACCGCTCAGCAAGGCGCTTGTAAACGGTAAACGTAGTCTGAGGAGTACCTAAGTACATAATACGTGAATCATCCTTTGGTGTAAGGATAGATTCAGCTTCTGTACAAAGTTGTAGGAGCTTCTCCCTCATTAACTCCGTCATTGAGTTGCCAGGAACCTCAATGTCGTCTAGAATCATTAAATCGGCGCGACTTCCGGTGAGCTGTCCAGTGATGCCCACCGACTTTACGCTTGGCGCTTGGTGGGGTGAGCACTTCACATCGAAGCTTACCCTGCTCCACCTTGCATCGTCTCCAGTCGGTCGTAAATGAGAAAGCCATGGCGTTTCAATAATAAGTTTTTGTAGAAAGATAGACATGTTATCTGCACGTTCTTTAGACGCGGAGATAATCATAATCTTTCGCTCTGGATCGTTAAAGAGAGTCCAGAGAACAAATGCGCCTGTGATCCACGACTTACCAACTCCACGGAAAGCCTGTATCTGAAGACGCTTAGGTCCATGTTGAAGATAGTCTGCGATAGCATATTGCGCACGTGTAGGGTTGGGTAGATCAAGCTCCGCCCACAGAGCCTGCAGGAAGAGCTTGAAGTCACCTTGTAAAAGGTCTAGTGTATTCATTTATTAATGCCAAAAAATTCAGAGAAACCAAATTCAGGTAAGGTAAATTTAGCTCCGTGAGCACCAATTGAAAGACGCCCACCGCGCTTTATAGCTCGTCCAGCATCACCCAAAGCACCTTCGTTTAGTCTATCCATTAAAGGTCTAGCGTTTTGTTGACGGCTTTGTTGAAGTGTCTCACCAAAATCTTGAGATTCATCAAACAACTCACCACCCTGCAAATCACCAACGGCAACATCAGATACAACGTCACCAAAAGCTTGAGCTGGGTCGCCTCCAGTAGCTAAAGCTGCAACTGCAGCAATACCACCAAAGCCTGTTCCTACTGCTATATCGTCTATAGGACCAGGAAATTTAGTTAACATTTTACCTGTAGAAATTAACCGGTTAGGAAAGGACAACCTCATTGATCCTCCAACTACTTTTGGCTTAACAAGTTCTTGATAACTGGCAATAATTGCAGGTTCAATGGCAGGACTGCGTGCAATTTTACGCATCTCTGCAATTTCTGCCTGTGTATTATCAGGCATATAAGCACGTTCTAGTCCTGGAATCCGACGCACCGCCTGCACACGAGGTGCATCTGTAGCCTTACCAACTTCAAAATCTGCAAGTTGAGGACCAATGCGGGCATCAAGAGCCTCAAACAAAGCTTTTTCGTCAGCAATTTCAGCGGGCGAAAGATCACTAGCATACCCTGCTGTACCAAATCTATGAGCAGTGGTACTTGCGTCAGGGTTTTTACCGATACCAGAAGCACGTTCTAGACCAGTTGCACGGTCGTCAGCTTTATGTGCAAAGTTAGATAGAGCTGTATCACCACGGATAACACCCCTTTCACCTGTAGCTTGACCAAACCTCATGCCGTATTTGTCTTGCAAGCGTTGAATAGCGCCTCGGACAACATCTCCCTCAGCTCTTGCCAAGGTGCTACCACCTGTCCGTTGTTGAACTAAGTGGTGGATAGTATCATCAGAAAGTAATTCCCACGCCTTCATGGTGCTCATCTCCATGCGGCGGATAGCGTTTGTTAGTTTTTTAGCGTCTCCACCAGCGGCTTCAATAGCTTCAGGGTAAGCTTGAGGATCAAGGTCCAGGTTGCTTACCGCTTTTCTAACTTTTTTGAGTAGTGACGGTTCACGGCCTGTTGCTTTACGTTCAGCAATCAGATCATCTTCTAAACCAACCAACAACTCTCTAGCATAGTCATGCAACTGGGCTAGTTCTTTATCCATTAAGCAATATGCTCCAATAAAACTTTTTCACGGAGCCTATTGACTCCAAATTTTTCTCTCATCCAATCAAGGACGTTGGCACTTCCTTTCTCCTGATTACAACGGGTACAGGCGCATACAACATTCGTTGCGACATCCTGACCCCCACGAGACCTAGGATGAACATGATCGATAGATAACTGACTAAGGTCATAAGTTTTTCCGCAATAAATACATGTATGGTCAAAATGTTCCTTAATAGAGCGCCTCCACAGGCGCTTGGCTTCTGGAGAGGTCATAACTATTAAGTTGAAAAGATAATCGTCAGGAGTTGGAAGTAACGGGGTCATGCTCGGCCTTTACGTGCTCGGTTTTTAGATGCTTTTTCAAGGAATGTTTTACCATTCTTTTTGTGTGAGACATCTTTACCGTCACCATTGCCATAAGTTCCCCGTTTTCTGTTTTCTCTGTTAAGTGCAGCTCGTTTCTTGATCTGCAGTTTAGATGAGTCGTACTTTTTTTGATACGACTTATAGTTACCGTTAGCGTATTTAGCGCCGCTGTATTTAGACGTGCGAGCCATTCATCCTCCGTTGTACAAGCTCGGGGTCTACCTGGGGCATAACCGCCGCTAGTTTAGACAGTGGGTTACCATCCATAGCAACACCACTAATGTCATTTGTCTTGAGCCAGTCACAAGCTGCTTTTAGATCTGCAGTAGAAGCCTCACCCGATTTGATACGGGCAAGAAACTCCTTAGTGACAAGATTATGCAGCTCGTTAAACTGATCTTCAGTCGCTTTTTTCTTTGTCATTTACAGCCACAATGGGTACTACGTCATGACACAAAACTTCCACACGAGAACCAGGTCTAAACATAAACCCAGCTTTCATAATCTCGGTGCATTTGAGTGCCCTCACAAGTTCGTAATCAAGACGCATTTTTTCTTCGTGTTTTTTGGCTATGCTTTTACATAGCTCTATCATTCCACCATCCAGAGGTACACTAAAATTAAGCTGTACACCCCAGTTGTTACTCCGAACATAACCAGTATGTTCATAAGGAACGGTGTCATTACCCATGTAAAACGGGCTAAATTGCATCGTAGTGCCGTTACAGCTACTGTTAGATGCGAAGTATTGCCGAGATGGTGCTCCATTGTTTTGGAATTGTACGGCTTGGTTTGTTACATTACCCGTAGCAGCTGCCACGGGATTAGATGTATTTTGAACTTTAGGGTCGCTATTAGCAAACGCAGGGCTTACTGAGAGAAGACCGACAGCGAGGTAGTGGTGGAAGTTGATTCGATTACTTCTTCGACCACGATGTTCTCCACGACTCCCGCGTCCCGAACCACAGTCTCCAGTTGAAACTGCTCCCCGGCTGTTGTTACTGAATAGGTTGTAGAATCGCTCAAGATGTCCCCACTGGGGGTTACGTTTGTTCCAGACCATGACTTATAATCACCACCATAGATGTTAGTCTCAATCGTACGATCGATGTCCACAGTGGTAGTCGTGGTGGATTGCATACTACCCTGAGTAAAGTTAGGTGTAACCTGTTGAGCTGCAGCTGGAGAAGCCAAAAGCAGAAGCAATAGAAGTTTTTTCATTGTTTCTTTTCGCGTGTAATAGAGAAAGTTGCAAGAGTGCCACTAAGAATCGAGGCAACGTATGTAGGATCCATCTTAGGCATCCAACCTGCATAACTGGCAGTCAGGAGTCCTGCTGACCAGACGAGGACGATGAATTTGATAAATCCTGCTTTTTTGTCTTCGTGATCTTGTTCCATGTTTGTTTAAATACTGGTTTAAGTACCATTACAATATATTTGAACAAAGATGTTGCAGTTAGGGTGGCAGCAACAGAAATAAACGCTGTTGTAGCTGCTGTAGTCATAATAGTAGTTGTAGGCATCGGAACCTCAATATTCGTAAACGGAATCTCTACTATTTGAGCTTCAGGTGGTAAATCAATCTTTGGTTGTTTAGGTTTTGGTTTAGCATCCTCTTTAGGAGCTTCCTCTTCCGTGTTAACCCCCTCAACACCTGGAGGTGGTCTGAGGGTGTTAGGAGGGACTACAAGGGGCTTGTAACTAGGTATCTGGGCCCTTGGTACCTCTAACACCGCTTCAGGCATTACAGGCGCTTCTGGAAGCGTTAGAGAGGGGAATGACGGAGGATCACTCCAGGGGTCCACCGAACAAGCCGCGTTCGATAAACTTTACTGCCTGGTCATCGACAGTATTGTCTGTTTGCTCAGCTAGTTTGGCAAGCAGGTCAACAATAAGACGCTTAACCTTTTCAGAGTTAATAAATGAAAAAAGAATTGGACGGATAAGGGTAATCATGGTTCTTCAGGCCAAGTAGTAGTAGGATTGTCAATAAGTTCTTTAAGTGCTGCAACATCAGCACAGTTGTCAATTTCAGTTTGACGTGTGTTACATGCAGTACGCACATCACGACGGTAGTTAAACCAGTCAATAGGAACATTGCCGCCCGTCTCACGTGCTTTAATAACACGCCAATCAGACGGAGCAAGCAGTGAACCTGCAATGTCACTTTGCTTTTGTTTCCACAAAGTCTTCAAATTGTCAAGGTCTTTAGGATTATCTACACCCCAGTAGAAGCGTTGATCCCAAAATTGGGTGTTATCAACAACTTCTACAATTCCAATGGCTTGCTTTTCTTCCAAAGTGGTCAAGCGCAGCCAATTAGCAGGGTATGAGATTCCATTGTGTGTAAATGCCCTGTCGTATTGCAGGGTCTTACCATCAAGTTGTAGCATAGTTATTTGTGTTAATTAGCGTGCACGGGCGGTCGCAAAAGGATGCAAAGCAAATGACATGTAAATATAGGTTTGCCCGCTTGCGTTGATGGCCGCGTTCGTAGCTCTCGCCTTAAATCCATTTGACAATATGTCTGTTGTAATCGTCGAAGTTGAATTGTCAGCATGAGACAAGCTTGCATACAAGGCTGAACTATCTCCATCGTTGTAGGCATCTCTTGCTGTATCCAGCATCAGCCAATCCTCGCCATTTTTTGTGGAGCACTTAATCATTAAAAATCTTGCACGATGTCCGGTAAAGACGAAAGGACCGTCACTTGATCCGTTGCCAACGTATGAGCCGAAGGAGCTGTATTGAGATACAGAAGTCCAGCAATAAGCAATAAAATCATCGCCACTATTATTTGACTCGTTATCTGTGCCTACAGAAAACACCGAACTTGTCGGATTAGTACCGTTCCAAACTCCCGTATAACTGCCCACGAAAGCATTGGAAAAGTTCAGGTTCAAGTAACCCGAACTCATGTTTGTAATTGACTGGTGAAACACTGACCACGGACGAGCTGTGTCCCTATTTTTTACAATAATGAACTCTGGAGCAGCATTTAAGCCGTGACCGATAGTTGCAGCAGTTCCTGTGCCTTGGTATCCAACAATCGAAAACCCAGCAGACGCATTGGCGCGGACATTAGAAGTGATGCTGCCGTCAGTGTTGCTGACCGTTGACGTTCCACCGTCCCAAGACCACGCGACATAAGTAAAACCGCTTTGGTTAGTTTGAGCGGCATTTGCATTATTGCCAATGGTAAATCCGTCTGAATTAAAAGCAGTAACTGAATTAGCTACTGTCGAATCACTGCGCTCTGCTAGATTTGTGTGACTAAAAATAATTTTATCAGTACCACGCACAATGTCTGCCAAAATGTGATTGTCGGTTTGATTCCTGGACTTAATCCAAACAAGATCTGTTGAATGGTTTACTGTTATATCACGGCCATTCGTTCCATCACCGGAATAAGTAACAACATCCATCGCCGTCGAACCATCGGCAATCGTTGGGTCGGGAAGATTAGTCGTGCAGAGACTTACGAAACCTGTTGGTGGCGTGTACGAAAATGGGCGTTGACCGAAGTTTGCAGAGTTACTTGAATTCGTATTTGCCATAATGCAAGCAGGCGTATAAACAGACCCTGCTGGCAACTCAGGAGCGGTCAATGTGCCTTCCGATGTGCCATTTTTGAAAAATTGTGCCTGCCTAGTGGCAGCATCAAAAGCTATTCCTATAACGTCACCATCTGTGTATGAATTAAAAGCTGTGCCAAGAGATCCGCCTATAACTGTGACGCCACCGTTTAAATAAATAACTCGATACGAATCATTTGTTAGGGCAATATTGGTGGCCCATATTCCAATGTGATTACCTGCAGCGCTGCCGACCGTAATTTCCCAATAAAACTTGCCCGAAGGCATCCCCAAGGTTCCGCGAGTTCTACCATCTGTGCTTCCAACAAGGTCTAAATTGCCGTTACTTAGAGCAATCGTAGTTTTAACATCTAACGGATTCCAAGTGCAGTAGTTCCCGCCATTGTTGCCAGAATCTGCCGTGTAATTCGTCGGCGTGTCGATCAGGCTGTCGTTGCCAGAGCCAGACGAAACACTGATATTGTTAGCGGTCCAGTCGTTGTTATTTCCGCTGCTATCTTCTGCAATCGTTGTTGTACTTGTGTTGTCCGCAAACTTTAGATAGAAACCATTTGTGCCATAAGTGAGATCATCTTTGCAATTCTTTGGTTGCCAGACTCCGTTGCTATCTTCCTCTCCAAAATCAGTCGCAGCAAGTTGCGTGCCATCAACAAAATGAACATCAGCCATCAGGCCGTCATGATAAGTGCTGCCTGGAGCGTAACCAACAGTGTGAGAGATATTATTGTTAAATGTAAGCTCTGCGTTTTGAGTTGGATAAGAAGATGAATAAAACGACGTTTCTTGAACCCCATTAACATATATTTTTACCCTATCTGATGATGTAGATTGAGTCGTGTCAACTGCAACTACAAAGTGATACCAAGCACTTGGGTCACGAAACTTTCTGTTAGTAATTAAATCGTATCCACCAGTTGCTGAATCAAGAACCCTAAGATTATCGCCTCCATCATCGTTGTTAAAACGAATCATAGAGTTAGTACCGCTTCCTCCAAACAATCCGTACTTACCAGTACCAAGCAAGCCACGCTTTACCCAGCCGCTCCAGGTCCACGTCCTGCGGTTGCCTGCAGAAAAAGTTCTACTTAAATTCGCACCATCAGCTGAGTTAAAGCGAAGAGAACGATCAATTTGATAACCGGCAGCAGCCCCAGATGTTTGACCTGAGGCTCCGGCTAGAACATTATTATTAAATACTGCCATAATTAACTAGGGGTAGAATAGTTGAGAGTGGCGACAGCATGGATGGATGTAGTAGTGCGAACGATGTAATCTACGCGATCAACGGCTGAGGCATCGGTTGTGAGCGTGGGCGCGGTTCCGCCAGCAAAGTCCCAACTAGAACCCCACGAAACTGTACGGGATCCGGTACCATCTTGCACAAGGAAGATAGAGCCGGATTGACCTGCAGTCAGGTTAGAGGGGTTAGCAATGGTTGCGTTATGTCCGAGGGTAACAGTAAAGTTACAAGACGTCGCAAAGTCAGGAGTAATGGTTGTAGCACTGGTGAGCGTATCAATTTCAGCGACAGCATTAGCTTGAGCAGTAATTGTACCTGCAAACTCCGCACTACCATCAGCGCGAACGGTAGCTTTCCTTGTCTTTGTGCCACCAATGTCTGAGTGCAGAGCAAGGAGAGCGTTGGAAGCAGTCGTTGTTGTTCTGTGGGTGTGAAGTTCATTGTTAACATCAACTTTGCCTGTAAAATCCGCAGCACCATCAACATCCAGGCTGTCACATTGGACCTCGCCAGTTACGTCGATGCCGTCTGATTTGGTTGCAAGCTTTGCGCTGTTGTCATGATAAAGAGTAGCTGCACCATTTGCATCTGCTTCAAAATAGGTTTCTCCACCATCACTTCTAAGTCTAATAGCGTCAGATTCAATACGCAACTGTGTGCCTTTTGAATCAATGAGGTTTCGAGTCCCATCGTGATAAATCTCTAGGTCATCACCAGTACCAAACCTTGCCTTAGCATCATCGTCAAAATCAACGTTACCAGTAAACGTACCACCAGCCAGTGGCATCTTTTCAGCAATACTGTTAGTTACAGTAGTTGAGAAGTTAGCGTCATCATCCAACGCCGCTGCCAACTCATTCAGTGTATTTAACGCACCTGGTGCTGAATCAACTAGATCTGTAATTTCACTATCTACATAAGCTTTAGTAGCAGCGTCTTGGGCATTTGTCGGGTTAGTAACATTAGTAATTCTATTTGAACTAACGTCAATGTTACCGCTTGCATTTAGATTAAGATTACCGGTACTAGAAGTGAGTTCATTAGAACCCATGTCTAAGTCAGCACCAACAACAGCATCACCACCAACATTCAGCTTAAGTTCCTCAAGGTCAACTTTAAATGAACCTTCATTAATAGTCAACGTACCTTCTTGCTGATCAATAGTAAAGAAATCGCCAACTTTAAAAGTACCTTTGTGGTCAGTGGTAGTTGTCCAAATCTTACCGCCATCATGCTCAATAAGTTGGTTATCGTCGTCTGGTACACCACCGTTTTCAGGCAGTGCACTGTAATTAGTACCACTACCAACATATTCCATGGTATGACCGCTAGATGCAATCATAGACCGTAGGAAGAACGACACAGCCGCACCGTCACTAATTGCGCCATCCAGACCCAAGTTAATACTCTTATCGCTAGCGTCAGGACGACTAATTGTCACAGTCCAACCGTCACCATTAGCAGTAGCAGACAGAACCGGGTAGGTGACACTGTTTACAGTCACCATCATATTGTTACCAGGTCGTGTAGCACTACCATGCCAACCGGTGGCAGCAGTAGGTGCGTCAATGTCAAAAGTAGTAGATCCGTCATCCTTTGCACCATCCACAGTAGAGGTAAAGATTGCAGTGGTAGATTTACCGCTAGCAATTAGACCATAACGACCGAAGTCAGATGTAGATGCAGCAAGGTTTGCTTGACCACCGTTGAGACATGTGATGTGAGCATGGTTAAAGAATGCATAGCTAGAAGTACATTGTGTATAACCATTATTAGTAACAAAGATACCAGGAGCATCTAGACCAGTGTGGGTGTAGCTGTCAGCAACAATAGAACGCAGGGGGGAATCGTCGTGAGGTACTGAACCATCAACCAACAAACCACCACCAGTCGGTGCAGAATCAGTATCACCCGCACGTCCCTTATCAGCACTACCTGCATAGAAGCTGAGATCATCGTTATCAATCTCAGAGTCAGAGAAATTAGTACAGTTTTGGATGTACGGTGATTTGTAGATCATTGCATTGTTATAGAATGCAACGTTCCAACCTTGTGTAGGCGGAAGACCATAGGTACTATTTTCCCACAGTGACCCAGAAGCACCACGTGTACCGCTAGCCTTCATACCAGTAAACGTCAAGTTTTGTAGGTACGAACCGCTGTTCACCTCAAACATGGTGGTGGTTTCAGTTGCTTGTGTAGGGTGAACCACACATTGACGGACTGAAGTACCAACAATAGCAACATCACGTTTTTTGATTTGGATAGGACATGCTTCCTGGTAGACACCAGGTGCCACTACAACGATACTGCCATCACCATGTGTAGAGTCATCGTTGATTTGATTAACAGCAGCTTTAATAGTAGCCTTAGGTCGGCTAATACGGTGCCCATCATTATCATCACTACCTGCAGTAGCATCAACATAAACAACTTTAGGTTGGTTAGTAAACGTACCGCCAGACGTAATAGCTTGCCATGCGCTACCATCCCAAACAGACAAAGTTTTGTCGTCAGCAATGTCTACCCAAACACGACCCTTACCAATACCATCGGTAGTAGAAGGTGTAGAGTTTTGAACATAGTTCTCAAAACGACGGATAGCTGCAACAGAGGTAAACACCTTATTATCAGAACCAGCGGCATCATAATCACCAGTTTGATCTGCTAGTTTGATCTGGTCAGAGTCTTTAATCTTATCAAAGTCTACAGAATCATCAGTAAGACCAACAGTAATAGTACCGTCACCGTCGTTAGTAATCGAAACTCCATCAGAACCTGCGATGTCAGTAGTAAGTGCTGTATCAATCTTAGCATCAATACGTTCATCAATAGCTTCTGTAGTTGCTACTTGATCATCATCTGAATCCCATGTTTCAGTAGAATAAACAGTTGAATCGTATTTATTCCAATAGTAATCCTCTAGAAATTCATAGATTTCTTCAGGAACATCTTGGCAATTAGCTTCCTGCAAAGCATACCGAAGTTGCTCAAAGTTTTTGTTTAGGTCATCAGAACGGATAGCTGATCCAGGGTTAAACAGAGCACGGATGTCGGCAATTTTAGTAATCCGGCGGATTTTAACGTTGTCAACAGTAGGCTCACCTGGATCAGTCGGAGAGGTTGGTGAAGGCGGCGCAGTACCGGTAAACTCCACAATAGTGGGGTTAGCATCAGTAATACGCCAAGGATAGGTGCTATCTGTCGTAAGTTTTTCGTCGTATTCTTTTGTAGTTACGTTCCAGAAATAAACGTGAATTTCGGATTTAAAAATGTACGGGAAGTCAAAAGAAAATTGTGTCTTTGACCCGTTTCCAGCTTGAATTGTTTGTACGTCAGAGCACGCCATGTTGTTTAATAACGATGTGTAGGTCTAGGTGTAGGGATTGGTGCTTTACCAGCCATAGCTCGTGAATCATTCATCTGTTTAAGAAGAATACGCTGTTCAATAGCGTTACGAGTTTCAGGTTCTAAATTATTAAAAGCAAGTTCTTCTGCTGTTTTTTGTGCATCTCGAAGCATCATATGAATTTGATCATACAAACCGATATTAAGCTCTTCTGATGTAACTCCAGAACGACGCAAAGCTTTCAACTCATTAATGGTATTACGAGCTTCAGCTGTGTTAGCGATACGATTGATTTCTTTTTTAAAGAACTTCATCTCACCCATTTCAACGTTCAATGCATTACGTTCTTCTGCTGTCAGATCTACACCATTACGTTTTCTAAATGCAGAAGATACATCATATTGAATATCATACAAGAATTTCTCCTCCTTACTCATAGCTGGATGGATTTTCATAGGAGAATAAGCGTTGTAGATACGTTGCAGCATACTATATTTATTAGGAGCTTCACCACTAATAGGGCTGACAACAGTAGGCAATCTGTTTGCCGGGTCGAATAAACCAACTATCCTGTTTCGGTTTTTCAAATGACTTAGAATGTCATTCTCAAGTTCTTTCAAACCGCCATCAAGGATTTTACCAAACTCATTACGCATACCAGATAGAGGTCCTAAAGAGTTAACCATCCCACCAGCCCAACGATTGGCAGCAAAGTCATTGCCGCTCATAACCTCAACCAACGGACGTAATGCTGAAATACCTGCCTGATCAGTCAAGGCAGCACCCATGATAAAAGCAAGCTTTTCAAAAGCATGTTCAGTAGCTGCTTCACCAAGCATGTCGAAGTTATCTGCTACGTTAGCAACCATTGCAACCCAGTTACTCAGACCAGGGCCAAGCAGTTCATTGTATTCAAACCGCCGACCACCAGGACCAATAACTGAACGTGGTTTAAAGTTACTATTTTTCATCCTTGCAGTGTTTAGCTGACGGTCAATAGAGCCATCACCAGTTATGCTAAACAAACCATCACCAAACAGTTTGTCTTTAATAGCACTACCAATTGCCAAAGATGTCACAAAAGTACCGATATATTTACGTCCAAGTGTACGGTTTTTCAAATCAACCAAAGCATTGAGTTTAGCAACGTCATCCATTTGAGCAACATTATGCCCACGACTAGAAAGGATACGCTCAATAGATTCAGGATTTGCCATAAACGTTTTGACAGACGTATATGCTAGTTCATTAACATCTTTTTGGAAGCTACGCAAAGGCACTGGTAAATAGTCATCAGCAACCCTAACCAGATTCATCATCGTTGTAGGGAACGTGAGGAATGGAGTTAGTCCAGGAACGGTTCTAAGAAGACCGTCAACCATTTTACTTAAACCAGTGTCAAGGTTAAGTGCAATATCAGCGTTTTGATACTTAACGACTTTATCTTTAATAAGACCGTCAGCACCAAACATGCTATTGTATTCACCTGTAGCCAATTCTTTAACACGTTCTGGTGTAACTGCTTCTCCTAGCCTTTCAAGCTCATCCATTGCGCGGAAACGTGCTTGAGCATTAGCCAAAGTAGCACCTCCCCAACCGTCAAAACCAGTGAATAGGTTTGGAGTTAATCGGAAAACAGGGTCAGCAGCCATGCCTAGCTGTTCTTCATATACCTTGACGAGGTATTTAAAACCATGATTACCACGATCAGCTTCCTGTTCTGCAATATAACGGTACTGTTCTAGTTTCTCCTCTTGTTTAATTACAAGGTCCAAACGAGACTGACCCTTAACTGAGTTGGGGTTTTGTGATGCTTTTGCAAACAACTTACCAGCATAAGGAAGTGCTTTCTGTTGTGTATCAAATACAGCACTATAAGCCATCCAACCACGTTGCAGTGATTTCATATCACCACTTGCCAAAGCACCTGCAAAGTATGCAACAGGCTCAGCTACAATACCACTAATGTTACCGTATATAGCCTTGGCGGCAGTAGCAGGTGCAGACAAAAGACCGTTAAACCAGTTAGCTCTTACAGCTTGCGCAATGAGATTAGGTTGATCAGGATTAGGATCAAAGATAGGACGGAAGTTTGTAAAGCTTTTTAGAATGTCATCATTCATCTTTGCAATGGTATTGATTTTACCATCACTCAATTCATACAACTCAAGGAATGAATCTAGAATGTCGGGACGATTCTCCTGCAAATACATCCAACTGTCAGTAAAGTTTTCACTATCAGTTTGGAATTTACGAAGCGCAACAGGGTAATTATTTTTAATATCTTGAACAATTTGCTCAGGAGACTTAATGACCCCTTTAAGAGGTTCAGGAAGCTGTTGCCTGATAAACTGTAGAGAAGAGTTTAGTGCTTTATTTTGAGTAGTAAAATAACGGGTAGAGCCTACCAGTTGCTGCAAGAAATTGATCTTATCTAGGATTTGTTCTTGAGCGTGTTCAATAGAAATAGAACCACGGTTAAGACGCATACCTTCAGCAAGGTCAGCAATTTGACCAGCCATAGACGTTGCAGTATAAGCCTGGGCACGTGCAATATCCATACCTTGATACTCTTTTACCAAGGTACTAATAGAACCAAGTGCATCAGCATAACCACCTGTGGTAAGGACTTCAACACCCGCTTCGTTTGTGACAATTTGGGGTTCAAGCATCCGACGCATATCTGCAATACTAGCAGACGGATCGAATAATTCTAGAACAAGGTTATCACCAGCAGCTGCTACTTCATCAGCAGATACAGTAAAATCATCAGCAACCATACCAACACGGTCAGCTTCTTTAAGCTGTTGTGTCAAGCCAATAGTAATTTCTTCTACACCACCAGGAGTCTCTGCGCCATATTTAAGAGCAGGTCCACTAATAAAGTTACCGAGACGACCATGAACAGTACCTTTGTTGGTTTGAATACGGGCAGCATCAACGCTAGCTCCAACAATACCAAAGTCATCTACAGTACGTAGACCGGTTTCACGGAATTCATATAGGTCATGGACACCTTTAAGGGGGATGTTAGGGTCTTCTGATTTACTTGCGTTGTAGTAACCAAGTTCATCCAGTGCCTCTTCCTGTTTAGCCTGGTATTGAAGCAAAGCTTCTTCAGGTACGTCACTAACAGGTTTCGGTCTGTTATCGGCTAGGTATTTAACAGCTTGATCCGATTCACCGATAAGAGTTGGCGGAGTTCTGTAAAGATCTTTGACTTCAGAAATAGCAGCCTTAGTTTTACCAGCAAACCCAACTAATGGAATCAAAAATCCAAGAGCCAAATCTTCGTTAATGTTCTTTTGCCTTTTAAGATCCGGCGCTTCACCATCAAGGGTAGCCCAATTGTCTGGAATAAAGTCGTATGTTTTAGGCCATGATTTTTTCAACATACCAGACAGGTTATCATCTGTCTCATACTCTGTAGTCACAGCACCAACAGTAACTGCTGCTGCAGATTCAAGACCACGATTACCAACAAACTTCATGAAAGCGGTGTTTCCAAGTTGGTTGATTTTATTCGCTTGTCCCAGTCTAGCAACGCTAGCAGCCCGTGCCTGAGCCGCAACACCTGAATATGCACCTTGAGTTAGTACAGTAGGCAGGACAACTGAGGAAATCTTACGGGTAGCTTCTGCTACCTCGTCTTCATATTTAGTAGCTTTTGGGATTTGAACACCTGTCTTCTGCAGCAAGAAATTGATACCATCAACAGCAGTGTCGATGATACCTTGCCCCGGTGCACTAAGACGTTCTTTTACTTGCTGATTGGTTTCAGCAATGGGTTGACCAAAATAAGTAAAGTTTGAAAAATCAAAAAGTTTAGTAGGTTCTCTTTCTGATTGCTCGCCCGTAGGCTGAGACTCAGTTTCAACTGGTGCAGGTTTCGCTGCCGTAGCAGGTTGTGTATCTTGCTGAACAAGGTCAACAGGCGTTACTTCCGGCTGCCGCTGAATTGCTTCAACTTGCTCATCAGAAAGCGTTGCCTGTCGTTCTTGTTCATCCAACACAAAATCCTCACCTATGGTTGAGTATTCTGAGGGATCTGTCATTTTTGTTTTAGTTTAATTGGTTTAAATTGAACCCCCTCTCTGCCCAGTAAACATAGTCATTGCTCTAGCAATTTGGTCTTGCAAAAGTTTTGATGATTCACTGTCAGTTTCTTTTGGGAATGTGGTATCTAATCGCCCTGTAGTTGGGTTAATAAAAGAATTATGCCTTGCTAAGCCAAGACTTTCTGCGGAAATACCAGATTCAAGTATTTGAGGAATTTGAGAAACAAAGCTTTCCACTGCTGCAGGGGCTTGAACTCTAAGATCTAAAATGTTAAACATCAATGCTTGATGTTCAGGGCTACCAGCTGGTACCCCTAAATCTACCAAAACATCATCATATTGGGCTTGTGTTTGCTTAAGAATACCTCTCCAATTTTGATCGGCTTCTTCTGGTGTACCGCTACGTGCACTAACAGTGCCTCGGTTCTGGGCACCATCGCCTGGATCCGTGTGCCCATAATAAGCATCATTAAATCCGCCATCGCTGCGACGAGTACCTTCGTTCACACCAATACTAATAAACATATTTTCAAATTCAGAACCTTGCCTCACGCGAGGACGCATTGGTAGCTCACCAATTACCTGGGCACCAGCTCTACGAACTTGATCGTAGTTACCAGAGCTAATAAGCTTGTTCCATTCAGGACTAGCGTTATCTTGCAGTTCAGTAAAATCGTTTGGTGTTACCAGTGGAATGTTTGAACCGCTAACTTGATTGACCCTTGTAACGATTGCATTGTGGATTTCAGTAGGTTTTTTCTTATAGTGCCTTGAGAGGAAATACACTACATCATCAAACACAATAGGTTGGTTTGTCTCTTGCTGTTTAGATACTCCTGATATTTTATCAGCAGGTATAAGGTATGGATTGTTTTGAATAAGATCTCCCAAAGTTTGAGAGGTAACCATTTTTTTACGAACCCAATTCAAGTGTTGCTGATCATCAGGATCAGGTACACCGATTTCTAGGTAATCCCTACCTTTAGGACCTTCCCTGTAACGAAAGGGATTTTCTCGATCTCCATTAGAACCATCAGTAATGGCAGCAGTATCAATATATTCTGTAAGTTTTTGATTTGTAACATCCGCATTTCCTGTGTTAGATAGACTGTATTTATGATCTCCACTGACAAACTGTAACATTTTTGCTTTAACAGCCTCTACTTTTCCGTTAGTATCACCTGGAATAGTGGAGCTAAAATCAGCGAGTTTTTTAGAAAGGCTATCGATATTTGCCATAAGGGGTTTATAGCCTTTACCATATAATTCTATTTGTTGTGTTTCAAAAAGCGCCGTTGCATCTTTTTTTAAAGTAGCATCTCTAATACTATTAACAAACGAAAGGTCTAGTTCTTTATTCCTAAATTTTCTGTCTACAGTATTTCTAAGCTCTACTAAATTACCTTTCTTTGCAGTAGAAAATCTACTTGCAATTGTTGACGGAAAGTCTACACCTTGGAATTCCTTTTGAAAAGCTCTTTTAAGTTCAACTTCTCTTTCTTCTAGTTCCGCTAGGTTACGGGTATTATCAATTACACTTTGAATAGTATCAGTGTTTGCTAACTCCCAGTTTACAGCTTCAGCTTTGCGGGCTTTTAACTGAGCATTTGTTTGCTTAGTTCGGTTATCTCTTAATAACGCTAAAGCGGGTTCAACTTGTGAATCCTTATGTGATTCCCTAAAAGGTTTTGTATTACCTTCCATAGGGATTACAAAGTTAAGAACTGCTTCCCGCTTTTCTTCAGATACATTTGGATCTGCTACAACTGCAGACATCAGCTCAAGTAGCTTAGCATTGCCTAAACTCTTACCACCTGAATACCCAAGAGCAATATCATCAGCGTCGCCGGATCTGAGAAGAGTGTCAGTTTGACTGACCAATATAGCTTTATCTTGCTGGAAAGCTGCATTAAGCGCAGATTCTTTACCAGCACGCCGCTTAGCTTGAAGATATTTCATAGTTTCCGGTAGATCACTCCGGTCCATACCGGACATCGCTACTATCTCTGCTTCTAGCTGATTGTAAAATTCATTTACTAATTCAGGGTTGTTTTCTATTTCCAACCCTGTAAATTTTTTACCATTTGCAGCTGTAAATTCTCTTTTAAAACCTGCCCTTATATACGTTTCTGCTGATGCGCGAAATCTTAGATCTTCATGCCGACGTTGATGTCTGTTTAAACGGGCGGGGTTGGTGACAATAGGTTTAAGGGATAGCCTAGTGTCTTCATTGCTTCTAACTGACTCTTCTCTATTATTAGCATCTAAAATAACACCGCCAGTTGATTCCAGTCGCTGTGCCTTTCTTCTGTCTTCAAGAGGATATGGCTCAACCGGTTTGTCTTTAATAGCCTCGGCTTGCTTATAGTCTATATATTTAGCAGCAGATTGACTAAAGCTAGCGATACTACCAAGAATATCCATTGTAGCTTTGGTATCAATTTCAGATTGCCTGATCTTAGCATTAATACCACCAACCTCTCTTTCAGCTTCAATCTGAAGATTCCTAAGTTCAATCGCGTTATTTTCTTTAGTAATCCTTTCTTGGTAAGCTTGATCAGCTTCCATAGCGCGACGTTCCCGTTCACGCTGTGCATCTTCAGCCTGATGCCTGCTGCGCATTCCTTGAACAAGCCGGTTGCTTTCTTCACGCATCCGGTCAATGCCAGCTGTACTCAATTGTTGTGCTCTAAACCCTCTACGTTTTGCAGAGGGATTGTATCGGATACGTGCCATAGTTTAATTAGTTTTTTCTCATGTGTTGTGTCAGTCGAAAGCGCCTCCCACGGCTGCTTGTGTTAGACCACCTGCTGCGGAGGCGACGCCACTGAAAATCGGGGCCCATACGCTTTGCTGTTGCGGTGGTGGTACATATCCAGGAAGAGCTTCCATACGATCAACAAACTGACGTTCAGGTGGGAGTTTCGGCGGGGGATCATAACTCAACCTTTCAGGCATTAACATCATGTTTGCTTGAGTATTGGTGTCTGCATATGCACGGTCTAAAGAGATTTGCTTAATGTTGCGCTCAGTTTGAGCAATAGTGCTCTTCATGTTTGCACGCATAACCTCAAGATTACCTTCAGCTTCAGATTCTGCATTTTGAATAGCATTATCAATACGTTGTAAATTAAGACCCACACCGGCTTCAGCCAGACTTGCGTCAGCGTTAAGCTCGGCCATTTGGATTGCTGCTTTTCTGTACGTACCGTTTAGTTCAGAACCAAGAGCCATCAAACTGCGATGCAATGCAGCAGAATTAGCCTGCTGTGCTTTGGCTTTAGATTTACCAGCCTGCATAGAAGCTTGGGTTGCACCCTCAGCTGTTAGACTTTCAACCATAGCTGTTTCTTTTTGCAAAGCACTTTGTTGCATCAATTGTTCCATACTAGCTTGTATAGATTCTTGACCAAACCTCTGCTTACTTTTAATACCTAGCAGTTTGATACCTTGCTCTTGTTTACCAATTTTGCCTTCAAAATATGCTTGTTTAAGTGCTGCGGCGTTTGCATCATGCTGGAAACCCTGCTCAATGAACGCCTCTTGAATAGCAGCTTGTTCAGCTTCAATACCTAGACGCTCCGCTTGAGCGTTCAAACCAAGCTGTGCCTTACCAATAGCATTGCTTTTTTGATACTGTTTAAGGCTGTTGAGGTACTGAAAATCTTGCAATTCAGCAGCACGTTGCCATTGATCCATCGCAGTCTGGTGATTAAACTCACGCATTGCGAAGTAGTTAGCCTTATCAGCAGCGTCTAACTTATCGTTATGTTTATTAGTTAGTCGAGCAATTTTTTTATTAAATTTTTTCTGCTCTTTAGCAGCTTTTCTGGCAGCTTTATTATTTTTAGACGCTTGACTGGCTCCAAAAATACCACCAGCAATAGAAGCTACAGCGCCGATGCCGGCCATGATGCCGGCCAAGTTCATCTCCAGACCAGATACAGCTAGCTGTTCGTCTAGGAGGTTATTACCTTTTGGATTAAACATCAAGCCCTCCTATAGAATCGTGGGGAATAGTTACCTTCC